GCATCGGGGTCCATGACCACAAGCAGCGGCCAGTTCCTGCCGTTGGCTCCATCCAGCTTGCCCTGACGAATGATGGGGAAGAAACCTTGCTTGATACCGAGATACATCAGGATGATTGGGATAAGCCCCGCCGCTGCCCCGTAGGGGTGATAGCCGTGGCCAAGGACAGCCAGTAGCATAGGGGAGGTGTAGAGCGTGGCTGTTAGATATTTCACTCAAACCACCCGTCAGCCAATGTCTCGCCGTCCCCACCTTCAGCATCCACCAAGGCAACAAACGTTGGTCTGTCGGCATCCACCGGCACAACCGCCTCTTGGGCCGTCCAGCGGTCGCCGAGTTCTTCATCCACAGTGTGGCTGTAGTCCCAATGAACCCGAACCACGGGGCCAATGACTTGATATACCGGCAGCTCCCAATTTGACTCTACTTGCATCTCAGCTCCCTAATTTTCACTTTAGCTTCAGCTATCCTGTACCTGACAGGCGGCGTCATGTGTTTTTCCCACAGCCCTCTGCCCTGGCCGTGTTTGCACCATCCCCAATAAGATCCGGCACCGTTAGCAATTTGATAGGGGGTCATGCGCTTGTGATTCTTGTGTATGTCTTTTGCCTTGATCGCTACGTTTCTGGCTATGTTCCTGCGCAGCTTCACCCCAGAAGATTTAAAGACAAACCCAACAAAATCCAAGCCCCGCCTGTCTATTGGAAACACCTGCCAATCGTTTTTTATCGTGAGGTGATATTCGTCTTGCAGCTTGCTAAAAAGTAACTCACGGAAAGCGTGGCATTCTTCGGCGCTGTTGCCGATGACCACAACATCGTCGCAATACCGAAAATAGCCGCGGGGCTTAACTGTTTGTTTGACCCACCAGTCGAAATCACTCAAATAAATGTTGCCGAAAAACTGGCTGGTGTAATTGCCAATCGGCAAGCCTTTGCAGCTATCGATAATGTCGTCTATCAGCCACAGGGTGTCTTTGCACTTAATGGTTTTCCGAACCTTTTCTTTCAACAAAGCCCCGTTGACACTGGGGTAGTATTTGCTGATGTCAAACTTCAGCGCGTACAATCCGGGCTTTTTGTAGACCGCTTCCCTGACCCGCTTGCGCGCATCATGCGTTCCGCGACCAGGTATTGACTGAAACGTATCCCGAATAAAAGAGCGCTCCCACGCTAAAGAGCAAGCGCTGATCAGGGCATGCTGGACAACTCTGTCAGGGTAATACGGCAGCTTGTGTATGACCCTTAGCTTGCGACCGTCAAACCGCTCGTCGACCTGGTAGTGGCTGGTTGAGTACGTTTTATCAATCAGGCTCTGGCGTATGCTTTCAACCAATTGCGCTTCGTGTTCGTTTACCATTTTGACTTCGCGATAGTGCGCCTTTCCTCGACGCGCTGCGCGGTGGGCGCGGGTGAGCGCCTGCGTGTTGCATATCTGTCGCCCAAATATCGCCTTTTCTTTTCATGTTCTGTTCCGCCAGACCCAGTTCTTCGGTTTCCCTACCAAACTAGTTTTGATCAACTGTTTCACCAAGAGGTGAGGATGCATCGCTAGTACAAATTAGGCGGATGAGCTGTGCCCCGATATTACGATTCGCATTGCTCGAATCATTATTCGAATTCAAGTAGAACCTGCCTGCATTAGCGCCATTATTAGCGTTACTGCTGACATGTACGACCTGCGAAGTAGACGTGAACATTAGCGATGTCACCCTTTGTTGCTCTTTTAGCGGCAGAGCCGCGCCCCGATAANACGACNCGCANNGCTCGAAGCATTAGNCGAANNCAAGCAGAACCCGCCCGCACNAGCGCCANNAANAGCGNNACCGCCGACAAGCACGACCNGCGAAGCAGACGCGTTTGCAAAATGCTGGTCTGTCAAAAACGTTGTTGAAGATCCGCCCGAGTTGGAGCTCGACAGGAAATAGGCCCCGGTGTTCAGGATGTCGCGAATAAAANCGCTTGCTGTCGGAAATGCGGATGACAGAAGGGTGTAGCCTACTGTCGTGTTGTCTGCAAAATCCCGGTAGTCGTTGGTAACATGCACATTCCCGGCAGTGGTCATGTTGACGTTGATGCCATCGGCCCAGCTCCAGCAGTTGCCGTACCAGTTCTCTATTCCCCGGTATGACATGAAGCTGGTTCCGGGTTTGGCGCTTACACCTGCACCGGTAGTTGTGTTGGTGCTGCCGTCTCCAAGACTGTTAGAGGCTCCTGCAATGGTGTGGGGGCTGTCAGATTGGTTCACCGAACTGGTAAGGTAGCTGCCATTCGTGTTGCCGGCCCCCAGCGTTGCCTGCGTGCTGAAGGTTGTGCGCTCAACCAAGAAAAGCATTTGAATGGCTGACCAAAGCGCGAAATCAAGCTGGTGCCAGCCGGTGCCGTTGTTGGCTGAGATCGTGCGGCACAAAGGCCGCGTTACTCCAACGAGAGGGTAAACACCAGAAACCGAGGCCAGCTTGTCAGTGCCGGATTGTATGTTTGCAGCCATGGCGTCAAGGTTCTTGCCAGAAACGTACCCAGTAGCGGTTCCTGTCTCTGTCGCCACAAATGCGGCGGTAACGGTAAAGCTCGTTGTGCTGGCCCGCGAGACTACTGTGTAGGTGCCGTTGTAGCTTGTTGTCCCGGTGATGGTAACGCTGTCTCCGGCGTACAGGGGATGCACCGCCGAGGTAGTGACAGTAATATCTCCGCCGCCAGCGTCGGCAACAGCTGAAACAGTCCGAGTAAACTGAAGGCTGGCGTCATACGCACCGATGTACCGATAGTCCACTTCCACGCCAGCTTTTACGAAGGCGGGGTGTAGTGTGTAGCCTGCGGTTGGCTCTGTGCGAACCTTCCAAGTATTCAGCGTCCCCACCAGTGTGTGCTGGTAGTAGAACTTCGGAATCTCCACCATGACGTAGCCGTCTGTCCCATCCAAAACAGAGGCCGTTACGCCGTCTGCCTTCAAGGTGCTGTCGGTCGGGTCGAGGTAGTACGCGATTGAGCCATCCAGCGCCATGACGCAGCGGCGCATCCCGGTCCACGGTTTATGTATGATCATGCGTAAATCCCCCCGTAGGTATCGGTTGCGCTATTCCAGCTTAGGGCGGATGAGTCATACAGTGCGCCAGCGCCGCGATTCTGCAAGAACTGAATAAGCGCACTTTGTTCGGGGCTTGTCAGCTGACGATTCAGTAGTAGAGGTGGTCCGATAAGTTTAGTGCCTGTGATACTCAAGAGCCCAACAGGGCCTACCGTATAGGTCGTAGGACCGATTGCAAACGCGCCCCCGGCATGAGCCACTGAGTCAATCCAGATGCCGTCACGCGTAGCCAGAACGATGGTGTAGGTGTCTGCTGCAAGGGTGCAGGACAGGCTTTTGGCAGACGCAAAGTTGAGTACCGGGAAGCCGCCGTCCGTGGTCAGTAACGGGCGGTTGCCTGCGGTNGCCTCGCTCCAGTTGATCCCGTTCCCCGACTGATCCAGCACCAGCGCAATCGCATCCTCCAGCTCCGCTGGGTCTGTGCCTGCGGTGTCGGTGAAGTAGCTCGTGGAGTAGGTCTGGATGTCGTTGAAGGTGCCGACTTCGCCATCACTGAACAGGGAAAGGGGGTCAAACGCCGCACCCGCTCCAGTGTCACCCAGCAGCAAACCACGAATGCGCTGCGCAACAATCCTGCGGGCGGCTAGGGGGCGGGCGGTGATCATATCTTTACCTATGGCAACGCGGCGATCATGGCGGCCAGCTCGTCAATCGCTGCCTGCACCGTAGTAGCGGTAAGCCCTGACGTAGAATTGTCATACGGGGCGTCTGAGGCCGTCAGCGTGGCCAGATTGTATCGAGCATCAGCCGTTGAGTAGCGCAGCGCCTGCCCATCGGTTGGGGAGGCGGCTAAAACATTATCCAGCTCGTTGACTGTCAATCCACGGCGCACAGTGACAAAAATTGCGCCATTTGTGCCCGTAGTGACCACATAGCCAACAGTCACCCGTCTGCCGGGTGATGCCTGCGGTTGGGTAGATAAAACGCCGGGGGTCGATGAGATGAACAGCTCGACGCCTTCAGCGACACCACCACCGATGATGTTGCCGGTGTTGAAGTTGCGCAACAGGCCAAAAGTGGACACAAAGCCAAAGCCGGGTGAGGGTATATTACCCATTGCGATACCGATGGTGCGGCAGCCGTCACCGCCTGCTGTGGCATCACAGAGCTTTATTGTCAGCCGATTGGACTGTGCCCCCAACAAAGCAACCACAGAGCCTTTCGGGATGGTTGAGCCGCCGGACGGGTTGCGGACATAAACCAGATTCTCCTGCCCGATGTCCACCGTAATGCCGTCTGTGCGGTAGCTCAGGGCTTGATCCAGATCATCCCATGCTAGATCACCGGCTTGTTCCAATGTTGCAGGTGCCGCGGTAGAGAAGCGCGCACCAGTGACTGTGGGGCGGCTAGTCCAGCGGGTGTCATAATCTGTCGCGCTCGCCTTCTCAACGAGCTGGTATTCCGTACCAGCTGAAGGGACGCCAGCACCCGGCGCGCCAATAGCGCCAGAGACCTCGATCAGGTCAATGCTATCGCTTGTGGTGATTTCAACGATCACTCGGTCACCTCTTGGCTAATCAATACAGACCCACCTACCCACGTTCTGATGTCAGGGCTGGCGCTCTGGAAGTCCCACACCACATTTGACTCACCGGCCAATGCTCGGGTTTGCGTGTCCGTGAGGCTGATTGTAGCGCCTCCAGTGACGGGTGTTATGGTGAACTCTGCCAGTAACGCTCCGTGCGGGAAATAGCCGCGGCGGGCCTGCGCTTTAAACGTATAGCCTACGGTGCTAATCGGCGCACCCTCATCCATTAGCCTGACGGTCATCTGGAAGTCATCCCCAGCCGTGAGGCGGATGTTGTAGGTCGCCGGGTGTGACATTACTTGTCTGCCTTTGAGTCCAGCTTAGATTCAATTCGGTCAAGTTTGTTAAAAATTGCTTCGCTTAGCTTTTCCAATTCGTCACGCTTGACGTATGTACCGGCAACTAAGACCTCAATGGCTTGGACCTTTTGCGCTAACTCGTGATCTTGCTTCTGAAGATGATCCACGGCAGTCCACACTCGGTTGAGGGTCCATCCGCCTAAAATGCCAATGAGCCCAAACAGGGCGTTTATCAGCGCTTGAGGGTCCATGATCCATCCTTGTGAATAAAACACCCGCTCCCCGTAGGGTTAGCCGATGGGCAACGGGCGATTCGCACGGAGCTCCCCATGCGAATACGGAAATGAAAAAAAGGCCCACTAGGGGCCAAGGGCCGGGGTCAGCGGCTAGGGGGAGCAAAAACAAAAAAACCAGCGCTTGGCTGGTTTGTATGGTGTCGGGTTGTCTACTGTGCCAGATTCTGCCCAATTTGGTGCGCACTGTCAATAGTCTAATCGTGATTCTATCCAGCCCTCCGCCCGGTGCCGCATCTCCCGAACCGTGTGCCGGGTGTAACGATCGCCGGTCTCCTTTGTCAGTGCGCGGGCTATTACCGCATCACTGCACCCTTCAACATATGACAGCACGATAACGGCGTGGCGGTATTCGTCCACCCGGCTGAGCTGGGACACCACGGCGTCAACTTGGCCGTGTGTCTCATCGTCAAGCGCCGGTAGCCTCACCGCCCAGCCGCCTGACTTGCTCAACCGCGAGAACGGCGTCTCATGGGGGTAGTCCAGGTGATAGGGGTCGTTAACCTTGCGACTTTTGCCCCAGCGGAGTAGGTCAGATTGTATGCTGCTCATACCCATGCCCTCGGTTCGTTATCATTCTGCATACACCACAAGCAACACCAGCGCCAACCCAACCAGCACCGCTATCACTGCTAGGGCGGCCAGGGCTATTAGGAGGCATTTCATGGTTGGCTCCCAGGCTCTTTGGTGGGAAACCCTTCCAGCTCAATCAGCAAGTCCACAAAGTGCTTGATCTTCTCCAGGTCGCGGATCCCGCCCTTGTCCCGCCAGCGGGTAGCATACTTGATAATTGAGCCCTCAATGAACCCAAGCCCATTGGCGTGAATGTACTCCACCGGTTGAATGGCCAAGCGCTTGTAGTGGTCGCCGCCAATTTGGGTGGCTAGGGCTTGGGTGGTTTCGGTGGCGGTCATGCTGCACCGCCGAAGATGTCGCGCTGATAGTCGAAAAACTGATATTCGGACAGGTCGGACGCAAACCCGGCTGACACGAACTTAAATTGCTTTGCGGCTAAAAACTCCTGATACGTGGTCATACATGCCACCATGCGTCACGGTTGCGCACCCTGGCTATGGTGTTTTGTGAACCCCGTATACTTCAGCCAGCTGCTTGTCAGTCATGCCGGTGCGGTTCTCGCGTATCTTTTTGACTGCCTCGGCGTTCAGTTTTGCGTTGTAACATTCTTCGCCTCTCGGCCTTCTGCTTTGTTTCATAGTATACCCCTTGTTATCGGCCCCGTCGGCCATGTGTGTAGATTACGGGTGCTGCGCCTGGTTGTGAAATATCGTTTTGGAATAAGGGGGTGGGTGGTTATTCCGTCCGATTTGGCGGCAGGGTACGGCTATCAAACCCCGTACCCTGCCGCAACTCATTGATTCCATTACAAAAACCACTCAAAAACGCCGTTTCAGGGTATCACAGGGCCCCATTTTCCTGGAGGCTGCTCGTGTTGGGATGTAAAAAGTATTGTTGATATATATTCTCATTTGCCCTTTTACCTCTAAATCAATTTATATGTTTTACCCAATAATAGGTACCCTGATACCCTATATCACCTATAAAGGTAATAAAAACAACAACATAGCACAGGGTACCGGCAGGGTACCGGCAGGGTCTTACAGGGTACCGGTTTTGGCATATCCAGCCACGCAAGCCAGGCATCCACACCACTATTTGCCCTTGTGATGGCAGAAGCAACTCCAATAACTTTCATGAATACCTGCCATCCTGCACCAGTTGAGGGCACAGTAGCTGCTTCTTGCCGTTACTTTTGCGCGCCTGGTCGCCGTTTCTGGACCGAATCAAAGCCGCAGCAGTGGCCGCATCCTTATTGCTGGGCCGGTCAATTCCGCACTCGATCAGGGCTTCAGACGCCTGAATCCACCGCCAGAAAGTAGGCGGCTGATCCCAGTCCAACCTGGCGAGCAACCGCTCCTCGATGGGATCCAGCGCCATAAACCCTGAGTTGTGCTCGTTGAGCGCGTCCATCTCGTCCTGCGTCAGGTAGTAGCCCTCACCCTGCTGCCAGTAGTGCTTCACCTCCGCCCAGGCCTGCTGCATGTCGATGCTGTGTGAGTGGTCTATGTGCTCGCACTCGATGGTCCAGTACCGCCGGTTGCCGGTCGGGTCGTGCAGGAACTCACGTGGGTTGACGGATCCGAAGAACACCGTGCGGCGGGCGAAGTGCGACTCACGGCGCGCATAGGCACGGCGCAGCACATCACTGTCGCTGGTGATGAAGCTCTTCAGGGCGGCGATGTCGGACTTGCGGAACGTGGCGTCCAGCTCGCCCAACTCCACCAGCCAGAACGAGCAAACCTGCTTTACCGAATCCTTGTCATCCGGTCGCAGCAGCATGCCGTCCTTCAGCAGCCCCAGATCGGCCGGCACCAACGTCTTGAACCACTTCGTCTTGCCCAGGTACTGCGGGCCTTGGAACACCAGCACGCCGGCAGCAGACACGCCTGCGGGCTGGTAGGCGGCCGCCACCGCTGAGATCATCCAGCGCTTCATCAGGGTATGCTTGAGCTCGTACACCGACTCTTTGGATTGCCCTCGCGCCGTTACAGTGTCACAGAGCGCTGCCACCCGTGGCACCCCGTCCCACGGCTTGGAATCGATCCACCGGGCAACTGGGTTGTGGGGGTTCTGGTCGGCCAAGTAGGTAATGAACTCGCCCAGCTTGTCTGTCGGGAAGTCGAATAAACTGCACTCGGATGCCAGCCATGCCAATGATGCGTTGGCCTGGTTGTCCATGGTGAAGCGGGCGTCTGGGATCAGTATTTCCTCGTCCTTGGCGATCACATTGTAACGGAGTGTAACGCCGAGTCGCTGGCAGATCGCCTTGAGATTGTCGATGTGCTTCAGCGGCCGGCCCTTGCTGCTAGTCCACGGCAGCGGGCTCATGTGGTCCCGAGACGGCGCGCTATCCGGAACCTGCCGCCCGCCATCGGTCGCCGGCTGATCGTTGCGGGCATGCTGCCTGGGCTGTGAATCCAGCCCCAGAAGCTCAGCAGCAGCCCTCACAGCGCGCTTGATGTCACCCTTGTGCTCGTAGTAGCAGAACAGGTCAAAGGCGTTCACTGGCTTGCCTGACTCCTCAGAACATAGAGGGTCGCTGGCGTGGTGTATCCAGCAGGAATGGCCGCCCCGGAACACAACAACGCCCGGCAGCTGCGTACCGCTGTGAGGCGACAGGTAACGCACCCGGCCCTTGCGCTGGTAGCCGTAGTTCTCGAGCATGGTGGCCAGATCGTGAGCCCTGCAGAAGGCCTCGATGACCTGGCCGCCTACCTTGGGCGCCTGGGTTGCGCGTGCCGGCGCCGCATCAGATTGCACTCTCGACCACGGACACATGCCGGCCACTTGAGGCTTGAACCGATCCCATGCAGTCCAGAGCGCCAGCAACCACGCCGGCGGCTCCGGCCACTGGTCAGTGGGTTGCACAAGCCAGCGGTACGGCTTCCGGGTGTCCGGGTGTATTGACGGGGGCAGCACGTCCTGCCGCTGCTTCCCGTCACAGCTGGAGCGCAGCTCAAACACGGTGTACCGAGACCACCGCTGAGCAATCTTGCGGATCCGCTCTTCCCGGGCAGTGTCGCCGATCTTCTTGGCGTCAGCGGCAGCAGCCATGGCGGCCTTGTGCTTCTCGCCGGTCGGATCGTTGCGTGACGGCCAGTTGAGTTTGACGTATGGCAGCGTGACGCCTTCAGGCACGCGGAACATGATCCGCCGGCCCTTGCTGGCGCCCTGGATGGTCGGCGCCGACTTCAGGCCCGCAGGGTCTATGCCGAACTCGTCCAGCACCACCGCGAAGGAAGCATCGCAGTCGATGTCCAGGCTGCACATGCGGGATGGGCCGAGTGCCACACCCATGTTCCAGTTGGGCTTGTCGGTGTAAAAGGCCACGGCCTCGTCCGGGCTGCTTAACGCGGTGTTGCCCCAGTCGTTGGACCTTGGAAACTTCCGGCCTGGCTCGATGGGGACGAGGTGGAAGCCGAACCGTTCGGCATATCGGTGCGCGTACCAGCTGATCGGCTTAGTCATCATGGCCGCCCTCCTCAATGAAGGGGTGTATCAGCTTGCCGGCCGGCACCTCGTCAAGCCGGATCCATGGGCGGTGATCGTGCTCCGGCAGCTTAACCACCTGCAGGCAGTTGAGGCACTGCACGCAGTGGTGAATGGTGCCGTTTCTAAATGTGCGTCTGGCGTAGACGCGGTGTCCAACGTGATCGCAATCAGCGTATCGCATCGCGGTATCCTTTAGGTTGTGTTATGAGATCAGATTAAGTGCTTCTTCTGCCGACCGCGCTATGCCGGCAATGCCTCCTCGTTTTTGAACTGCGGAAATGAAGTTTAGCTGCTCTTTGCTTGGTCTGCCTGCTGCGGCCTTAACTTCCACCGCCAAGAACCGNCCGTCTGGCGTGATGCCTATGAGATCAGATCCGCCTTTGCACAATCCGGCTTGGATCATCCGGGCGCCGGCCAAGGTAACAGATGCCGGTTCTTGATGAATAACGCGGCCCACCCATACGCCGGCGGTCTCATTGCGCCATATTAGGCAGCCGGCCTCAGAAAGCGTCAGCATAATCTCGGCCTGGATCAGTGCCTCGGGCTTCTTGCCTGATTGCTTGCTCTGCATCGCGCGCCTCCTTGAACTGTTCCGGCCCCGGCTTGCGGCCCTGCCTGGCTGAATAGGTGATAGCCGCCCAGGCCGCCGGCTTGTTCATGCCCCGCCGGATCCCTAGGGCAACGAGGTCAGGGATTGTGCGGGCCCGACCCTGCTGGCTTCTCTCCTCTTGGCGCACGGCCGCGAGGTCTATTTCCTGAAGATCGCCGTCTATCTGCATGATCTCGCGACCGCCGGCCGGCACCGGCTCACCACACTGCGGGCATGCTTCAGGGCCCTTGCGAAAAACAGCATAGCACTTGCGGCACTGCTGGACCGTTAGCTCCGCCTCCTGGTCATCCTTCTTGCGCTTACCCTTCCTGCGCCCTTCCAGTGACCACTCGCGCGAATCGTCTGGCAGCCCGTGCCTCTTCCAGTTGTTGACCTGATCCAGTATTACCAGCTCACTCTTTCCCTCTTCAGGCCTGAGCCCGCGCCCTATCAGCTGCAGGTAGACAATAATAGACTGAGTTGGCCGCAACTGCTGGACGGCCTCAACCGCCGGGATGTCCAGCCCTTCGATCGCCAGCTGAACCGAACACAGCACCAGGGTCTGGCCGCTCCTGAACCGAGCCAGCGCCGCCTCGCGCTCCGCATCGGTGTGTGTGCCATCAATGTGCTCTGCAGGTATGCCGGCCGCCCGGTACTGTGCGCAAGTATGCTCGCTGTGGTTGATCGAGACACAGAAGACCATGCAGCGCTTGCCGGGCACGAACTGCTGGTAGGCGCGGATTGCATCCCCTGTGATAGTTGGGCGGTCTACGGCTTGCTCAAGCTGTGCAGTATCGTAGTCGCCGGCCTTCGTCCGCACTCCGGACAGATCGGGCCCTTCAGCCGGCGCGATCAGCCGGTAATCACACAGATAGCCGCTGTCGATCAGCCAGCGCATGTTCTGGACTTCTACCATGTCAGAATACATGACGCCAAGCCCTTTGCCGTCAGTGCGCTCCGGGGTCGCCGTGAGGCCTATAACGAACGCATCGGGGCAGGCGTCAACGATCTGCTGGTAACTGCCGGCAACGCTGCGGTGGCACTCGTCGAACACGATGACGCGGGGCCGCTGTTCTGCCGGTGTGCTCTGGATCCGGTTGGCGGCGGTGATCACCGTGCCGACTTGAGCTAGGGTAGGTGTGCGCTGCTTGCCGGCCATGATCATGCCGTGCTCCAGCTTGGCCTTCCAGAACTCCCGCGATGTCTGCTTGCACAGCTCGCGGCGGTGGACGATGAACCAGCACCGATTGCCCTGCTGCACGGCGCCCTGCATGATCCTGATCGCCATGCGCGTCTTCCCGGCGCCGGTACTGGCCACAAGAATAGACCGGCGGTGCTGCTTGATGGATTCACGCAGGCGGCTGACGGCGGACAGCTGGTAGTCACGCAGGCTAATCATTCCTCGACCGGCTTGTGCATCATGCAGCCCTCGCCCGTGTCACGCGAGCCGCATGTTATCTCGCATCCGTAAAGCTCATTCTCGGGCTCAAACGCCAGGCAGTGAAAACAATCCGCACAGGACTTGCCGGGCACCGGCTCAAACATGGCCCGCACAATCGCCGAATAGGTTTTAGAAGTGCAGTTGTCGCGCTTCCCGGACTTGATCTCGCGCAGCACTGTGTAAGAAACGCCGCTTTTCCGGTGCAGCTCGGCAAGATTGGGGTTGCCTGCGTTCATCCACTCGCAAAGGCTTTCTGTAAAATCGTCTTTCATGTGTCACCTATAAAGTGGCGCCGTTAAAGTGTTGACATAATACCACGATGGCCATATAGTTTGTCAACAGTGGCGCTCAAGCCACATTGAGGAGGAAGCATGAAAATCAAACAATACACACCGGGGATGGAGTTGCGGGGGCTTATTGCAGGCGTTCCCAATGAGCTGTACCACGCATCAGGGGGGGTCAGCAACACCGGCCTGAAGCTCATACGGCGCAGTCCGGCGCACTATCGGTTCCAGGCCGCACGGGCGCCCTCGCGCGCCATGCACTTGGGCACCGCGATCCACACGGCGCTGCTGGAGCCGGATCGCTTCAGGGAGGAATACGTCCTGCTGAGCGAGGTCACTGATCGCCGGTCGAGCGCATACAAGGAGGCTATTAAGCATCACGATCCAGAGGTCGTCCTCACTGGCTCGGAGGCAGACAAGGTTGCTGGCATGCAGGAGGCGGCGTACGCCAGCCCAGTGGTGCGGCAGATACTGTCNTCGNGTAAATGGGCCACCGTGAGCTTTCGCTGTTTACCGTTGACCCAGTCACCGGCGTAAAGGTGCGTGTCAGGTATGATCTGCTTTCCGGCGGCGAGGCTGTTGACGTCAAGTCAACGCAGGACGCACGCCCTGCCGAGTTTGCCAAGTCGATATTCAACTACTCGTATCACATGCAGGCGGCCCTTTATTGCGACGCATGGGAATGGGAGAACGGATGGGATTTGGATGCGTTCCGGTTCATTGCAATCGAAACGGAAATGCCTCACGCGGCCATGGCGTACCTTCTTGATTGGACCGCTCTGGAGGAAGGCAGGAGGATGTACCGTGAGGCCTTGAACATGTACGCGGCCTGCGAACGATCAGGGGAGTGGCCCGCATACCATTGCGAGGCAGATGAGCTGATCGGCCTGCCGCAGTGGCGTGTGGCACAGATCGAAAACGAACTGCTGGAGGAATTGGTATGAGTGACGTTGGATTTGCGCTGGAGGCTAAGTCGGACCAGCTGAACGCGATGGACATCATCGGCGCCGAGCCCGTCATCCGCATCAGGGACGCCAAAGTGCAGAAAAGCGAGCAACCGGTATGGATCTACTTCGACGGCGACAACAACCGGCCATGGAAGCCCAGCAAGGGCATGCTGCGCATACTGGCCGGCGCATGGGGAAAGGACACAGCCGGCTGGGTCGGTAAGATGGTCAAGCTCTACTTTGAGCCAAGCGTGATGTATGCAGGCAAGGAGATCGGCGGGATCCGCATCAGGGCGATGTCAGACATAGACGAGCGCGGCCTATCCTTTGCCATCACGATTAACAGGCAGAAGCGCGAGCCGTACCATGTGCCTCTTCTGAAGATCGAGGCGCGAGAATACCCGGCCGATCGTTTTCAGCAGGCTTTGCCGAAAATGGCCGAAGCCATGAAGAAAGGCGACATGACGTTGCAGCAAGTTATTGCCCAGTGCCAGAAGACCGGCAGTCTGAGCACAGATCAGTTGGCACAGCTGGAAGCAGTCGCGCCGGTTGAAGTACCACACGAAAACGACGATGAAGATGAGGTTTTTTGATATGACAAAATATGCGATTGCTTTGAAAATAGACGTGACGAAGATTGATAAGGATCGGCTGTACAAGGGCGCCAAGGGCACCTATCTGGACGCGGTTGCCTACATCGACACGGAGCAGGAAAGCCAGTACGGCGACCACGGGATGATCACTCAGTCAGTTGGCAAAGAGGAACGCGCGAACGGCGTTAAAGGTGCGATCCTCGGCAACGGCAAGATCGTCTGGCGCGAGGACTCAGCCGGCACTGCTGCACCAGGCCAGCCTGCGCCGCTACCCTCGCCGGATGACATAGACGACGACGATATACCCTTCTGACGTGAGGCCGTCACACCAACTGCGCGCCGCACTCAGCGGCGCCATACCCATAGCCAGGGCCCCACAAGCCTGGCTATCCTTCATAGTCTACAACCACGCCTGCACCGTCCTTCTGCAGTCAGACAAGCCAAGCCGTTGGGAGGCCCTGCAGCGAGTGCCAGAGCCCATCCGCCAGCTTGTGGAAGATGAAGTCAAAAGATTATGGGAGCAAAGAAAATGATGCCAAGAAAAATCCACCGAGAGGAAATAGCGCTTGCCATGGAGCTGCGCACTTGGGGCGCAGGATGGAAGGCTATAGGTCGCGGCCTGGGCGTCCACCCGTGCGCTATCCGCAAGGCGGTGCAGCTGGCTGAGATAAAAGGTTATAAGGCCTTCCAGCCTTATTCCAAAACGGTATTTCACGGGGGCGGAGTTGATGGGTAGGATGGGCTCATTGACACACACAACGGAGCATCGAAAATGAAAATGTCAAAAGCAGCAGCACGCACCCTCGGCTCGACCTTCGCCACCACCCTGCACGAGTGCAAAAACGCCGACGAGCGGGGCGGCGTCCTGAACGCAAAAAGCGCGCTTACCGACCTGCTCTCGCGGGACGCGCACGCCGAGTTTGTGGCGGCGTTTAACACCCGGCTCGATCTGCTCGAGCCGCTCTCGTTTCCCCGCGAGTACGCCATAGTTGGCACCCGCCGCGTCGAGATCCGGGTCGCGTAAGCGGCCCTGCCAATATGAACCACCCAACCCGCCTCCAACTACTCCGCCAACACCACGGCCTACCCATCCCAGCCATGGCGGAGTTGCTGGGGTTCGGATCCGGGCAAGCGCTTCAAGAATGGCATCAAAAATACCTGGGCGACATTTATCACCCGGTCATAACCAAAGGGGAGCACAAAGCATGAAACTAAAACTCGACATTAGCGAAGTCGCGCAGGCCGCCAAACTTCTGCAAGCCAGCAGTGACGGGGTGATCTGCGTTGAGGTGCCATCCTATGGCGCGCCGAAGGTCCAGATGACGGAGTTCGGCTTTAAGTGGGCGTTCCCACGGGCCAAGGAGTTTGGCGATACCTCGGCGCATGACGCGGGCGTCACCTACTACTACCAACCGGAGACGAAGGCATGAACCGCGACATCGACACCGCAATCTGCGCGGCATGCTGGGCCATGCTGCTGATCTTCGCCAGCAGCGTGGAGCATGCCCACCACATCAAGGACTACCTGGCCAGCCGGTGGATCCGCTGCGAGGTCATCACCGGCGACACAGACACCAGCGAGCGTGACGCGGCCATTGCCGCCTACCGCCGCGGGGATGTGCGCGCCCTGGTCAACGTGAACGTGCTGACCACCGGCTTCGATGCCCCGCACACCGACCTGCTGGCCTTCCTGCGGCCCACCATGTCCACCAGCCTCTATGTGCAGATGGCCGGCAGAGGCATGCGGATCCACCCGGGCAAGCGTGACTGCCTGGTGCTGGACTTTGCCGACCTGATCGCCACACATGGCCCGGTCAACTCCGTGCAGCCCCCGCGCCGGGGGAAGAAAAAGGAAGACGCGCAGGCGCCGGTCAAAGAGTGCCGCGGCTGCCTGATGCTGGTCCATGCCTCGGTCGCGCCAGTGCCCCTACTGCGGCGAGGAATTTGCCTTTGACATGGCCCCGAAGATTTTCGGCAAGGCCTCGACACTGGATGTGCTCGCTGTGCAGGGGCCGCAGCGCGTGGCGCCGACTGACTGGGCATTCTCGGTGCACANNAAACCCGGCAAGCCCGACAGCTTGCGCGTTGACTACTACGCCGGCGTTTCTGCGCGTGGCCACGGANNGGGTCTGCCTGTTCCATGGTGGGATGGCGCAAGGTAGGGCAGANGCCTGGTGGCGCGACCATATACCGGGGGGCCGACTGCCGGCGGACATTGATGAGGCTGTCTTGGCCGCTGAGGCGGCACGTCTGCCCGGTTACCTGTACATCCAGAAAGAAGGCAAATACGAACGCATCGTGTCACGCGGATTTGAGGAGATAGCAGCATGAGCACACTGACCTGCAGCTTGGAGTTCATTGTTTTGGGTGTCCCGGTAGAAATGCCGGTGGCTGTCACTTACCTGCTGGAAGATTCGGTTGATGTCCGCTCGGTCAGGCTGGGCGGCCAGCAGATGATCGATCAGCTGGAGCCGCGCCAGATGGCGGAAGTGACGCGCCAGGTGTTGGAGTATGAGGGGGTGTTGGTGTGACCTCCGGCGTACTGCAAACCGGCCACTACGAGACCCGCGATGAGCTGGCCGATGCTATCCGCGAGCTGTACGAGAAGGGCGCGACCTTGGCCAGCATTGCGGACCGGTGCGGTGTATCAGCCCGCTGCGTTCGGAGGCTGGTGGTGGAGAGGGGCATGGCCCGAGAGACCCGACCGGTGGCGCAGCCAAAACCCATGAGCATCAAGCCGCATGAGTTGAGGTTTTTGCGCAGCCAGGGTGTGAGCAACGGGTAACAATTTTGGAGCCTCCCGCCTGGAGCACTAACCGGCAAAGGGCGGGTTTTTTAGGAGACACCATGCAACCATTTGACCACCCCAACTACCACGGCGGATTTACCTGCCCGGTGTGTAAAACAAGCGCAGACGCTCCGGTTGTTCTGGTGCCGATACCAGGAACAGAGAGCGACGGAATCTGTGAAGCCAAACAGGTGCACCATGAGTGCTATCTGGTTTTTGAGAAAATGTGCGGGATAGAGAAAGGAGCAGTTGCATGAAGCTATCAAACCTCGAAACCCTGGCTCGGGCTGCTACGCCGCAGGACTTCGACAGCGCAAAAGAGGAAATCCGTATCGGTGGATTCTTTGAGTGCCCGCTGTGCGGCGGCGAGGGCGAAGTGGAACTCTCCGTCGATTACTGCAACTACGACAACGCGGCTATGGGTGTCCAGTTCTACGGCATTGGGAAAGAGTTTGGCACAGCAGAAGCGTATTACCGTGCAGCCAACCCCGCCACCATTCTGGCGCTTTGCGAGATTATCAGGGCGCAGCACGCCATAGTTGAGTCTGTGGCGCACATAGGAGTGGATTTTGGCTATGGGCCTTTCCACCTTGACGCTGGTGCGCCGCATACAAAAATGGCTATAGGAGACGCCCGAGCCGCGCTGGCAAAGGCCAACGAAGTGATGGGAGGTGAGTGATGGATGAATATCCAATAGGAAGCACCGCGGAAGCGTTTTACGACATCGACGGCAATCCCTGCACCTTGCGGCAGCTGGTAGTCAAAGAACCTGATTGGGCGGTGAGTCGGATAAACCGCGAGCGCCAGCAAACCGCCGCCCTCGAAATCGCCCTGAAGTCAGTATCAGCCGCACTGGAGCGCGCTGGCGTTACCGAGTGCGACGATCCAGGGGAAGCGATAGACGTGCTGGTGGCCGAACTCGCGGCGCTGCGGGGTGCTATCAAAGCGCACCAAGAAAGTTTTACATGGGAAGAAGATCACACCGAAGAAGATAGGGTGCTTTGGTCTGCGCTTCAGGGGGGTGAGTGATGCCCAGTTGCGGATATGAACCAGACTACAGGGCGCTAGAAGCGGAGCGCAAACACTGGCGGGCGCACTACATTGCCAAGGGCGTTATGGCTGGCACTCACAAGCTGGATGAACTGGTGCGCAGGAGGATGAAGCGATGAGTGACATAGTAGAGCGTTGCCGCAAGAACCAGTGCAAGGAGAATATGGGCTGCAACACGAACCCAAATTGCTCNTGCGCNGATCTTGAAGATGCCGCCGACACGATAGAGCAACTCCGGGCCGAACTCGCGGCACTGCGGCCCGACGCAGATCGATACAACTGGCTAACGCGCAATAGCGGCGTGGGCTTAACATCGCGCCAGCAGGTTGTTTTGTATTTACCGACGGACTTGATATTGCAACCTGTCGAGGGTCTCACAGCGGCCATAGATCAAGCCATGCTCGCAGCCAAGGAGCCCCCCAATGCCTGACATAACCATGTGCAACAACAACGCCTGCCCACAACGAAGCGAGTGCTACCGATGGACAGCCAAGCCCAGTGAGCTTTGGCAGGCATACGCAACCTTCAAGCCGAATGCCAAGGGCGAGTGTGTGCATAAACTGCACATAGGCGGGAAGCTATGACGCACCTATACGACGCAGGCCTGACCGCGGACGGGATTATCTGGCTGTGCATGATGGCAGTGGTCGGGCTGGCGTGGGTTGGCAACGAGTGGGGGGAGAGATGAAACGCCGCAGGGTAAACCGCGCAAAGCGCGTTAGCACTTCCTGCCGCAATCATGGCTCTTGCCCATACTGCCGCAGCAGCAGGACGCACAGCAACCGCAAGCGAGAGCCTGCAAAAGATGTCGGGTTCGACCCGGCGTGATGACCAGCGCATATCACCCGGCGGGGAGGGCACACCCACCCAACAGCCCCCGCAACACAACCTCCATACCCCGCCGCTGGTCCCTCTCAGCCAGCAGCGCCAGCACAATATCCCCATCGCTTGCGCCAGGCTCCAGTGCGTCCACCGGGTAGATCAGCGGCTCGGGTATATCGCCGGGGCGCAGGCAGGGGGCGGAGACTGGCACCTTCACCTCCACTGGGCGGTCAATGTAAACCGTGCGGGTGCAGCCGGTCGCCAGCAGCACGAACACCAGCACCAAGGTGATGACGGATGCGGCGGCCAGTGTATCCTTCATAGCCCCAACTCCATGCGCACCCTATCCACCGCGCTCACACAATCCTGCGGCCAGTCTTTCCGCAAACGGGCATAGTCACCACGGGCTCGATTCAGAGCCGCCAGAGCAGCGTCACGGGCCGCCAGCGCATCCCTGCGCCTTTGCTCGCCTTCCTGCTTCATCGCCTCCACAGCTTCGTTCTGGGCCTGAATTGACCCCCTGAGCGCATAGTTGTTGGCAGTCTGCACAGCTAACTCAGTCTGGCAGGTGGCCAACTGGCTTTGAAGCATGGCAGCGCGGGCCTTGTGGCTCAGGCCGGTGACGTACTGATAGGCGGCAAGGATAGATAGCAGCAGGAATGCGAGCGCTGCCGCTTGTATGTATCGCATGGCGCTCATGAGAAAAGCATCCTCGGCCACCACTTCCCGATGATCTGCTCGACGTAGTCAATGGTTTCCTTTGAGTGCCGACCTGTGACCTGTGGCAAACAGGGAATGATCTCCCGGTACAAGTTCCCGCCACCGCAGATAGACTGCGCCCGGATCAGGTGCCCAGCGCCGGCGTTGTAGCTGGCCATTGAGATCATCATTCTATCCATTGCTGGGCGGGGTGCGCGCCATGTTCGGTGTAGCTGGCCCATGTAATACCCTGCTGCGCGTATGGACACTTCAGGCAGCCAGAACTGGTCGGTGGTGAGTCCGAGGGCCTTGCCGACATCTCCAGCGGTTCCCGGCATGAACTGGCATAATCCGTAAGCGCCCACTGGAGAGACTGCCAGAGGTTGCAGGCGAGATTCCTGCCAACACTGGCTTTTGAGTAAACGCCAGTCTGTGCCAACCGGCAAAAACAGCTCGGTTGCGCTTTTAAAGTCACTGTCCCATTTGCTAGGAAATAGCGAGGCCCACGACGATGCAGACAGCAACGATCCTAGCAGCAAAATAGTGCATACGCGCATCGGGCGATGCCTCCTTCATTGATCTGTCAAAGTGCCCGCCGAGGTGCAGGTCCAGCCATAGCAGGGTGCCACGGGCCGCGATGATGGCGAGCACGGCCATGATGAGCTTGAAACTGCCTTGCGCGATTGCGATTGCTGCCATGTCCATTGGTTTATCCTGCTACGATGTAATCGAAACTGACCGGAGCTGTGGTGTTGAACAGCTGCTCAAAATCAGGGTTGCCGGTTGCGTAGTTAAACGGCTGGCCGCCGATGGTGGTGGACAGGAAGACGGCATTTCCTATGTGGGCAGACTTGTAGGCCCCGAGGTGGGGCAAAACGAACTGCGCGGCTGGGCGGAAGTGCCAGCGCCCGATTTTGCACATATGGAAAGGGTCTATCTCGCGCCGCCAGAAACCCGTATACCTGGAGCGGCCTGATATGCTTTCATCCCACTCATTGACCCCGCTGGGCGCAATCTCCTGGCCACCATACGGCAGCCCACCAATAAACCAGTTGTGCTCGATTGGCCCCTGCCATGCGAAACTTGCGCCCTGCATGGTTGATTCCGGGTCGGCAAATCTCGGCGGCGCGGGTGCAAGTGTCGCCGTCTCAGCGCCAGCCGTGTAAATCACGCCATTCTGCGAGTCAGCAACCAATCGCCGGAATGAAGCGGCCCCCGCCCCGGAAACCGTCAGCCGATCAGCTACATAAACCCCGGACTCTGGCGACACCTCGACAGACTTGAAGCCGGTCAGGCCCGGCAGTAAATTTCGGCGAGGCGGTGACTCTATTTCATCGAGTGAGGCGCTGTAGCTGTAGCTGTAAGCGGTGTTCCCGGCTGTATCTCCTATCCTGTTGCCTGGGTTGTCGGGGTCTTCTTTATAGGTCACTTCGAAACGGCGGAAAAAGCTCCTATCAACTGTCGCCACTTGCATGTCGATGCCGCCGGTATACCGCAGATTCATGGTGGTAGTGTCTTCGGACTCGTTGGCGATGTGCTTGGCTTGGAATGATGGGTTGATAATTACGCCCTCGGGGAACGACTCAACAAGTTCGTAGAAAGTGCGGGCCTGCTGCCGCCCGTCTGCTCGATAGTAGATCCATACGGGGTCATCTCCCTCCCACCGTGCGCCGACGATGGCAAATCCGCTTATCCCCAGATCAATGGTGCGCTCATTGCCGGAAAGCCAGGATTCTTCCTCATAAGAAGATATGGTGTGCGGGTAGACAATATGCGTCTCGGTCAGCTTCCCTGCCGCCTCAGATAGCTGGAAGTGATAAGCCCCGGTGTGGTTGGAGTAAATGAACTGCATCCCGCTGGGGGCCATCGAGAATCCGACACAAGTGGCTGGGCCGACATCCGTATTCAGGGTGTAGCTTTTCGTCGCGGGCCTTGATTCGCTGATGTCGTCGGGGTCGATAATCTCCATATCGACGTCCGTGGCGTACACCACCTGTTCGCGTTGCAGGCTAGCGATCACATACCGCTCGGTGTCCTCCATGTCGGCACCAAATGGCCGCGGCTTAATCGCAAGGATGTCTATCCGGTAATCGCCAACAGCCGGGACCGCGACACCCGAAACCTGCCTGTATGCCTCCGTCTCGACAACCACGATTATGGTGCCATCCACTATGGACGCGCCAAGGATCACCGGCATACAGTGGTTCAACACACCAGACGATGACTCGTAGAAATACAAATCCGGGAACATGTCGGCTACGGCGTAGTCAATGCTGTCGTGGTAGATGTAGCGCGAGGTGTCGGCAAACTGCCAGGCATCCCAAGAAACACCACCCCAAGGCCCACCCCATCCGATGTTCCCCCAAATGAATTGTTCGGTGACAGGTGCGAACCAGGCGGTTTTGCTGCCGGTGTCGATGGGGTAGGCTTTACGGCGCTGGCCTGAGCCGGTCACTCGGCACAGCGCACCGCCCGGATTGGGTCGGGGGTGAGACTTGAACCCGATCAGCCGGGGATCACTCCACAACCTATCTCGGAACTCAACCAGCACGCTGTCACCGATCCTGAAAGCAGCAATGCCAGATGACAGATAAATTGCAAAGACACTCTCCAGAACATCGGCCCGGTTGACCGATATGCCTTGAGCCTTTGAAACCGCAGGCTCAAGCTGAATGGTCGCCCGCAGATCCTCATTGATCCCCGTCAGCGTGCCGAAACGATAGGTCGGCATGGTCTTCTGCCAGCCCGGTAAAATGGCCGCGTTATAGAACGCCTGCGCTGCCGACATGAAGTGTGTCCGCATCAGGTTTCCCGAGTCCTGCGCCGTAGCCCCACCGGGAGCCACCAGAACAGCCTGCGGCTCATTCGGCACCTCAAGCGTGGACACCTCATCATCCGGTTCAAGGTAGGTGGTGTAATCCGCACACCATGCGTCCAGTATTCGTTTCCCTGGTGTTGACTCCAGCCTGCCCCGCTTGCGCTCAAGGTTAGAAGTCTCGGATTCATTGGTCTGCAATTCACGCTGCGCAGCACGCAACGCATCGGCAGCCTCTGCCAGCAACCGAGTCGGTTCCTCAAGGATGTCGGCAGCATCTGGGTCGCCTTCCTTTGCCAGCACGACATACTCGTCGATGGCCAAATCATAGGCGGCGCGGGCTTCATCAAGGTCGAGGCGTGCGGCGGCCAAATTTTCAAACAGTTCAGCGCGTCCAGCCAGCAGATCCTCAATGTCCGCAGTCAAGGCGTTGATTCTCTGCTGCTTGCGGGCTGAGCCGACATCAAGCTCGATGGTGTAGCGACCCTGCCCGAGGCTGTCGAGTATCTTAGCCTTGCCCACGGGTGCCCACGTCCATGTATTCGTCAGAGACGGTCGAATAGAAGTTGATAAACGCCACCACCAAAGATGTGTCCCCAGCAAAAGCCCTGTGACCGGGGCGCAGCAACCAATCTATCTTTGAGCGCACTCGAGTACCTTGGCCGGTGGTGATCGATCGCGCACCCTCAAGCGAGCGGTCAAACACTGCGGGCGGGTCTTCGTCAGGCGTGAATCCTTCAGAATACCCCGACAATGTGCAGGTCTGGCGCTGCGGGGCTTGGGCGAATACCGCGCCGCCCACCGGAGCGGTGGCCATTTCGTACTCAATGGGCACCCCGTCAGCCGTTGCCACCCGGTAAACCGTGAAGCTCGTTGCAGCGTTGATACTGTCGATGTACGGCGTACAGGCAGGAACAACACATTGCAGGAAGTTTGCCCTGCCAGTCTGAAGTGTGGCCTGCCACGAACTGATCGGCGCACGGATAGTGGAGCCATCAAGCTGCAAGTCCATGACGTAGAGAGACGATTCCTGCGTCAGCGCTCCAGTGAAGTCGGTGAACGCATAGGAGGTAATGACGCCCAGCGGGCTGGCTATCGCCCCGTAGACTTGAAGCAAGGAGACGCCAGAGCCATTAACCTGCGCCCCGTTTAAGGCAAAGCCGTTGATCACGCTACATCAGCCTCGATCACATAGCCCTTGATGACAAACTGGGCAGTGCAATTCAGATCAGTGCCGGCGGTGGACAGATCGACAACAAAGTTTTTCGCCCCCACGGTTGATATTGGGTCAATAAAATGGTTCGACATATTGCCGGTGATTTTGTTGATCGTGGTTGCGCCAAGCCATGACGTAATTGATCCCACGGGGCCGGCGGTGATTTGCGGGTAGACCACCGATCCGCCCGGTGTCGACTTCTTCGCAATCACGCCAACGGATGTCGGGGTGAAGCGGGCATAATCTGGCATTGCGAACTCAAAGGACGTCCCGAGGCATATCCAAGAAAGATCGGGGCCATCGTAAGTCCAATCATAAAGTGAGGTTCCCCATGTCGGTCTCCGTTGTGCCAGTGTTGGCTGCGCCGTAATACCCGCCGTTGGGGTAGACTCCAACCCACATCCACGCCATGTAGGTGTAGGANNCGACACGGATGCAATCCCCATGCTCAACGCTGACACTGGGGCCTGGCCATCCCGCGTCACCCAGCTGGAAAGGTGGCGATGTCAGCGTTGTTTCCCGGACCGCTGCGGCTACCGTGGCGTAGCTGTCGTCATCGTATATGTGGTCATCAGAGAATCTGTGCAGGTAGTCGTAGCCGTAATAGTGTGCAAGCGATTGCGCTGCAATTCTTTTTGTTCCGCGTACTGAAACAGAATTCGTCTGATCCCGACCGCTCACGATATGCGGATAGTTCGGGTTTGATGTGCGGCTGCCTATGGTTATCGAGCCAGATCCGGGCGCAAAAGCCCCTTTACCGATGGCGACGGCCCCTATGTCTGCAAGCCCGTCATACCCGACAACTACGGCATCGACTCCGCTTGTATTGTTGCCGCCAACAGCAACGCCACCAGCGCCTTGGACAATGTTTGTTGGTGCGTCTCGCTTTGTCTGGATGTCCAGAAGATTAGCGGAAACGAGAGCGCCCGTGCTGTTCAATCCAGTAAGGGTACCCTCAAGAATCCCAGCGGTAAGCCGCATCTCAACCGGGGAGCCGGATGCCCATATTCTCGCGGTGGTGCCTTCGGCGCCACGGACCACAGTTAGATTGCTGCCGGATATGGATGCCACGGTGACGATCTCAACGGAGCCTCCCGGCTCTACTATGGTCAGCCTTATCGGTCTACCGCCAAGACCGGAAGGGCTCACCAACCCGGTGACGCTGGTCAGGGATATGGTCGTCTGAACCGCCGTGATGCCAGCGGCAAGAGTTGTGGCGAAGTTGTTGAGTAGTAAGGGTCGATTGGCCATTTTATCCCACCGTCAGGGACACAACCGATACCGGCTGGCCCACAATGATTGTCAGAGTGTTGATCACTAACTTGCCAGACACCGCAGCATTCCCGGCTTGTGCGGGTAAGCTGAACTGCGCCGCCCCGCCTTTGTCGCGCACCTCACCGTAGGCAGCGACACCCGAAGTCGCGCCCGTGGTTGCCGTGGCCACTAAAGTCAGCTGGCCGGTGGTGCCGTTTACCGCACTGGCAGAAAGGTCAAGCGCGGCGGTCGCCAGCGCAGTGTCAGTCGAGCTCAGGATTACCAGCTCGGCATCACCTGCCCCCGCATCAAGAAGGTCGAGCAGCGCCTGGTGCGCAGCGACAATGGCCGTCACCTCATACTCTGCGGCAATGGGTGCGGGCATCAGGCAAGTCTCCGGGTGATCAGTAAAGTGAGCCGGGTCTCAAGGTCAGACTGGTTCACCCTCAGCGGCACGGCTTCATAAATCCCATCATTCATGGACAGGTTGACCAGCCGTGTGGGGTTTGCACGATAGATCGCGCCCTCAATTCTTCAGACTCGGTGCTGCGCCACCGGACCACTACTGTGCGGTCACCCTCGGAGAAGCCAAAGTCGTTCACAGCCACACCGCCGTCCAAGGTGGCCACGCGGTTAGACCTCGCGGCCCCGACGTCGCCGCGGTCAGTGTTCGGCGCGTAGCGAATCCTCAACGGGCCGGCAGGGTCAAAGTTGATCGGTGTAATCGTGATCATGGGAACAGTGTCTCCAGCCCTTCCTCGATTAACCCGCACTTGAATAGCCTCCAGAATCTCCCACATGAACGCCTCAAGGTGCGGCTGCAACCCTGCGCCGTCTACGGTAATCATGGCGTCACCGCGCTCTATGGCATCTGTGCGGGCGCGTATGGCCTCGATCTGCGCGTCTGTCAGCTCGCTTTGCTTTTTGAGCGCATCATCGCGCCTGCGGTTTTCTTCCCTGATTTGTGCTTCGATGTTTAGCTCTTGGCTTCTGCTGACACTTCCTACTTGGCCAAATAGCGAGCCAATAAGGTCGCCCGTTGAGTTGATAGTTGTGTTGATTGAGTCAAAAGCCGCCAGGGTCCTTTGTGTGTCGGCCTCAAGCTCGGCAATGTTGATGGATACCCGCGCCTCGATGTTCTTGATGCGCTCATTGCTGGCCAGTTCTTCCAGCTTCAGGAACGCGGCCTCTGACAGCTCCCGCATTTCGTCGGCTGACTTGCCGACACCATCGATGCCCCTTGATGCCTTCCCGGAGCTTTCAAACACCTGCGACATGATCTGGTCGGCGCCAGAAATCCCGTCTGTGTAGCCGATGACCTTGCCGGTGGCTTCGTCGAGAATAGGGATGATGCCCCCGATGGCGACCGCTTGCCCTGTAAATGCCTTCTCCACACGGCTGGCGGTGACTACGATCTCCTCCAGCGGTTCTATCAATTGCTCCGGCTTTATCCGCTGGGCAGTGACTACGATTTCTTCAAGCAGCTGAGGAACTGCCGGCAAAGACTCGGTAAGCGCTTGCGCCTGCTCATCCAGATCAGTGAATCCGGTGAGCCAGTCAGAGAGTCTGGATGACAGGCTGGTACCTGTCCCCAGCTCTGTCGCCTTGTTTGCGAGGGTTCCCAGGCCAAAGCCGGCAGCACCGGCAGCCGCAACCAATCCGGTGCCGCCCAATGCCGCAGCCAATCCACCAGCACCAGCCACAGCCGCCGTGGTGCCCTTGAGCGCCCCGATCAAACCGCCGGCAATCTTGCCCGCGACGAAGATGGATACCAAGGTCTCCAAGCTGGGCAGCAGGCTTGCAACCGCCCCGGATAGGATGTTCACCGTGGTGGCAAATCCAAAGGCTTCGCCATTAGCTCGAGCTGTAGCCGAATCGAGGCCAGCAAAGCTGTCAAATAGACTTGATGCGATATCCACCAGCGGCTTCAATCCTTCAATCGCGCCAGCTGAGAACTCGGACAGGTTGCCGAATGCGTCCACGGCCTTCTGTAGCGCGTCCCGCAGCCCTTCAGGGGTAGACAGGTCTACTCCATCAAACAGGCCCTCAATTGCATCACGAAGGCTCTGAAGCCCCTGTATGGCCTTGGTGGCATCTACACCCTCAAGCGCCGCGGGCAGGTTGCCTGCTACGGTGGCAAAGGCTGCCTCGATCTCTTGGGCGATCTGTTCGACGTATTGCAGCAGCGGCCCGAGCCCGTCATTGGATTGAAGGCTGCCGCCGAGCGCTTGGAATATGGCCGCAATAGAGTTGGCAACCCCGCCGAACTCATCCAGCAGCGGGTCACCAACAGTAATCAGTAAGCCGGTGAGCGCGTTTCGGACTTTCTGCACACTCTGGCCAACGTCATTGGCCATCTTCTCGAAGGCCGCGTCGGTGGCTCCGGCGCTGTTGCTCATCGCATCCAGCGCATCACTAAACGAACCAGCGGCATTGCCGACCAGCGGGAACACGGCGCGCAAGGCTTCGACCGATCCGAACAACCTGCCCATCTGTTCTTCGTTGCCGCCGGTTGCGCGGGCAACGTCTTGAAGCACCCCATCAAGGCCCTTGGCCTTCACCGCTTGCGCGTTAAACTCGATGCCAAGCTCGGCGGCCAGTTTGGATGCCTGCTCGCTCGGCTTGATGAGCGCAGCCAGCGCAGCGTTTATCTGGGTGATGGCCTGCTGGGTCGGCGTACCCTGTGCGGTCAGTGCCGCAATGGCAGCCAGCACGGTCTCGAATGGCACCTCAAGGGTGGCCGCGGTGCCTGTTACTTGCGCAAGTCCGGCAGCCAATTCCGGCAGCGTGGTCTGCCCCAGCTTCACAGTCTGGAACAGCGCATCACTGAAGCGCTCGGCCTGATCCAGCCCCAGCCCATAGGCATTCAGGCTGGAGACCAAAACCACCAGCGAAGCATTGAGATCCGCTTTGCCAGCCACGGACAGTTTTTCAGCTTGCGCTACAGCTCGGGTCGCCTGCTCAAAATCCACGCCTGCCGAGATAGCGTTGTAGATCGCGCTGGTGACTTGATCCAGCGGCGCGGTACTGGTGCTCGCGTAGTCCAGAATCCCCTGGCGGAAGCCCTCAAGCGCATCGATCGGCTGATCAATAAGCGTGGCAATCTCGCGGAACGCTGTGTCGAAATCGCCCGCAGTCTTGACGGCAAACGCTGTGAGCGCAGTGGCGGACGCAATCAGTGCCGCTTCAAACTTCAGCGCAGCAAAGGTGAAATCCGCAAACGGCTGCGTGGCCGATTGGATATTCCCAGCAAGGTCTGCCGTGTTGCCAATTACTGACTGAACGGCTGCACCCGTCTTGTCGACGCCGTTGAAGATCAGATCGATGGTGCGCTGCGCGTCAGCCATGTTTTTGCCTTTCGTTCAGATTGCTGTGGTATATACCCCACAGCTCAATCTCGCAGTCTGTGAGATAGCCCTCGGGGAAGATGTCGGGGCGCGCCTCAAACATGAAGCGCCCCCGATTGGCGCACAAAAGTACGCACGCCCTCACGCTGGGGTCTTTCCAGAGGGCTTGCGCTTTCCCGGCTCGGCACCTTGGCCGGTCAGGTTGGTGATCTTGTTGGTCAGTGCGTAGAAGGTGGTCGGGTAGGCTTCGGCCAGCTTGACTGCAACATCACGCTGATCCTGTGACAGCTTCGGATTAACACTACCAGCCACCAGCATCTCGATGCGCCGGGAGACATCCTCCGGCACGTTCTCATCGGACAGCCCCATCGCCTTGCGGATCTCCGCAGCTTTGTCGCCCTCTCCCGCCATTGCATTGACCAGCGCCGAGAGAGTTGCCTACCCGCGTCGCTCGGCTGACTGCTGGGCACGGCCAAGCTCCGCGGCGGTGAGGCCGCGGACAACCCAGACTTGTTCCTCGCCTTCGGCAAACCATTCGGCCAGCTCGGGCACCGGAATCGATGCCTCGCGCTGGACAAAGGTTGCGTTGGCGAATCTGTTGAGGTCCATTAAACCGCTACGTCGACAGAGGCTTCACTCGGCGTTACGGTGCAAGCCGCGGAGAAGCTGCCACCACCCGCCGGGAATGTCCGGCTGATGCCGAAGATGCCTTGGGTCAGCATCTTGGGGACGGTCTTGTCACGGTCGGGCCGGAACTCAAACCACAGGGTTTGGCCTTTCAGTGCAACGATCGCATCCGTCACGCCGTCATTCAGGATGGCCGTGAAGCTGGCTTGCCCGAGTGAGCTGGACGAGCTGCCGATCGGGCCATCGTAGGTGTCGGTGGACGTAATGCTGAAGGTCGCTTCAGCGGGCACCCAGTCGCTTGTGCGGGCGATCGGAGCAAACAAGGGGGTAGCACCTTTGATGTACACCTTCTTCGCCACGCTGCCTGTGTGGATAGCAGGGAGCGCTTCAGCAAAGGTCACCTCACCCGTGGCGTAGTTCAGGGCGTAGACGGGGAAGTCTGACAGCTCGCGGTGCAGGCCGGGGACGACATAAATCTCGGAGGCCACGACATCGGCAGGAGCCACGCTGGTGGTGCGCACCTGACCTATTTCAATGGAGCCAACAGGGATCAGCGGCGGACCGCCGTCCGCGCCACGGGTCTCGCTGAACGCCGTACCATCAACACCAGCCACGGCAGCCAGAGCGCCGGTGCTATCAACCGTGATTGAGGTGATGCGGTGGGTGTCAGTGGTAAGCCCGCGGGAGATGGTCACATCACCAGCGGAGACGGACACAACACCTGCGGCAGTTGCGCCAGCCATGCCGGGGGCCATGACGGTCAGAGCTGCGACCGATACGGAGTTATCGGTGCCGGTGTCCGGGGTGATCGCGCCGCCGGTCAGAAGACCGTAGGGAGCAACGATCGGCTCAGAGCCTGCTACGTTGGAAATGGGGGCGAAGCTGGCCGTAAACACGGTGCGAGCACCGGCATCGGTCATTGCTTCGAACGGGTATTGGGTTTGTCCGGACTCATACCGGATAATCGGGGTTCCCATAATCTATTCCTCTAAGTTACTCGATGGTGTAGGGGTCGCCGCGCACGGTGTGATAGCGGACAGAAAACTGGGCCTCGGCAAAAACGAATTTACCTAACTCAGTTTGGATACCGCCGCCGGTATATTGGATACCGTCGACGAGACGCGCCGAGTGGTGGCATCGGCGAACACAGTTGAGATGATTGACGCGAGCAGCTCATTGGCTTGTGCGCGCATCAATTCCCGGTTATTTGATGCCGCGATCACGGCAGATGCCACGGAGACGGGGATCTCCACATTGGTGAAGCCGTACTGGTCCTCCGAGGCAGTGTCGAGGCCGGTTTCCTGAACAATGGTGATGGGCAGGTCACGCTCATCTTCCGGCGCGGGCGTTCCGTATTCACCGGACACAGCAGTAGTCAGCGCCGCGAGTATTTGCTCGCGGACGGATACGGGATCTGGCATCGGTTATTCCTGTGGGTATTTTTTGGCGAGCAAGAAGCGGATGGCGTCGAGCATTTCGGTTTGGTAGATTTCGCTTGCCTCTGGCAGCACCTGGTCGCGCACCTTGTTGAACACCTGGGACAGTGATGGCCCGTGAAACACATGGACCTTGCGAGATCCTTGGAGCCTTCGTGCTATCCCCAGCTGGCGCGAGTTCTTTAGCACCATATAAAACGGTTTGCCTTCCATTGCCGGAAGGTTCTTGCCTTTTGTGCCGGTGAAAATGGATGCGCTGCCCTCTGGCTTCACCTTCACCCGGATGCCTTGCTTCGGCTCATCGGGCGCCACTATCCAACTGACCTTTTCGCCAGATATTAATGAGTCTGTTGAGAACTTCGTCATCAGCAGGCCTCGAGATGGCGTGGCGATTGCGCCAGACAGCTTTGCGCGAGTTTGCTTTGCGAATGGTCAGCCGGTTGTTGACATAACTGGCCTGCAGCCTGACCTGATCTCTGATCGCCCGGCTTGCCTTGGTTCTGACCTTGGGGCGCGGACTTGTTGATTGCCACCCGTATTGCATCCGCACTGTTTCCGCCCACAAACTCAAACAGGGCCAGAGCCTCGGNNACCTGCGCGCTGTCAGCCTTGATTTCGTAACTGATCACGCGCAGAGCACCGTCCATTCCAGTTCGTCTGCGGTGATTGCGCTGTCCACCGTGTAGGTGGTTGACCCAACAGTGAACCGATCTCCTCGACGCGGAGAGAGCGCCAGTTCTGAAACGCGCACACTGATAGCGGCGGTCTTTCCAGAGACATCGGCCACATCACCAAACTGCTGCAGGTCGCGCACAACAATGGCCCTCACAGCCGTGGTTGTGCCGTCCCTGTCAATATGCGTGGCGGCAACTGAGAAGGCCGCATAGATGGCCTCGATGCCGGTTTGTAAATCAGTCGTCCAAGTCACGGACATTCAGCTCGTTGGATTTGATCATCTTGATCTTGCGCTTCGGCTTTACTTCGACTGTCTTTTGCTCGACTGGCTTGGCTTCAACCGGCAGTGCGGAACCTGTATTCACGAGGTAGAAAGCATCTCCCAGTGACGCCTCAACGACATCACCGGGAGAGACTGTTTTACCACCGCAAACGGTCTGCTTGACTATCTTGATCGTTCGGGTGTCACTCATGGTTTACTCCTAGATTGACTGCGATGCGTTGCGGCCTGATTGCAGGTTGCCGACCATGACAACACCAAACCCGAATGTTGGGGTGTCGGTGCCAGCAATCGTGCCAACCAAACGCACGTAGCGCTTCAGGTCGCCAATTTGAACCGTCAGCATCTCGGTCAGGTCTGCGTCAGTGACTTCAGAAAACGCAACACCTGTCACATCCGCAAAGCCGGAGCCGGAGGCGTCAGAGTGTTGGAGCTTCACATTCAAAGTCGGCGTGGTGCCTGCGGTAGCCGCAGAGCTTTGCAGGATCAGATGGCAGGGGCCGTCATAGGCAGCGACATCAACACCCGTGGTAGTCAGGGTTGAGGTGCGCACCGCATTGGCTGCGAGCTCCACAACATTGGATTGGATCAGCTTCATAAACTTATCTCCAAAAAGGGGGCCGAAGCCCCCATCAGGTCAGGTATCAGGCGATACCGTCGTGGGCGTAGCAGAACGCACCGGGCTGGCGAACCGCGACATCACAGGTCTTGAACGTGATGTAACGGATCTGACCCTTTAGGCTGTGGGTGTAGGGGTCGACGTTGATCTCGAGGCCGCCCCATTCGCCCAGCAGGACTTGGCTGAAGTCGCCGAAGAAATATTCCTCTGCGGTGACCTGGTTGCTGACGTTGTAGTCATAACCAGCGATCCGGCCATTGTCGCCAAGGATGAAGTTGCCCTCGACACCTGATCCTTGCTTGGGCGTGGTCATCAGCGCTTCCCAGCCAGCGGGAGAGATCATCCAGCGGAGTGAGCCCATCAGTGCGTTGTCTTCCAGCACCTTAGTGATCATGCCGATGATTTCCGCATAGGTGGGATCAGCTGCGGCCAAGTCCAGCGTGTTGATGCCGGTCTGCAGTGCGAGACCGCGAGGCTGGCCAGATGACGCAGAGCCGTAGAGGACCGCCTTGTCGATGCCCAGAGCCTGAGCAATCGCCAGATCGCGCATCACAATGCCTTCAATGGAGGGCGTTGATTGCATGAGCAGACGGCGCGTGACTTGGGTGTAGCAAGCCAGATCCTTCGGGGTCAGGGTCACCTGGTCGAACTGCGGCTCGCTCTCGGTCGCATCGCCATTCTCTGCACTGATCCAAGTGGATGCAGCGCCAGCAGTCTGGCGGGGGATTTCAACATTCCCAACCAGGCCGGGGAGGATGGTCATGCCAGCGTTGGCGGTCACCATCGCGTTGCGGAGCACTTCGATGTAGCTGCCGGCCAGCAGGTTGTCTGCCACCAGTTCAGCGCCATCAGTTGCAGTGGAGGCGTCGAGATTACGCTTGCCACCCAGCAGGGACTCGGGCACAAACTCACCGCGGCAGTTGAAGTCGCTGCCGAAGCCACGCTGGGCCTCTGCGGAGACTTCCAGCTCGAAGGCGGCGCGCTTTTGGGCGGCGCGGTCGTTGGGGTTAGAGAGCGCATCCATCAGGCGGACAATGCTGAAACGCTGGCGGTCTTTAGCCGACAGGTCTACATCGCCATCGTGGGTGCTCTCTGAACGCGCCTTGCTGTTGCGCTCGCCTACTACTTCCAGTGCCTTCTCTTGGAACTGGGAAACGCTCCAGCCCTCAGAGATGGCTTGACGGCCGAGGTCTTCAACGTGGAAGCGGTCGGCTGCCTGGCGGATGGAGTCGGTGCGGACCTTCTCCTCGGTGCGGACTTTGCTGCGCTCGGCTTCGACATCGAAGGACGGCTTCTGGTCTTGTACTACTTCATTTTTGGTATCCATGACGGACTCCTTGGTTTCAATGATTTCAGAGGTTGGTGTTGATTGATCAGCTGAACGTCCGACGCCTACAGAGGCGTCTGCCGGGATCGCAACGATTGAGGCTTCAAAGGGCTCCCAATCGGTCACTCTCACCAGGTCAGATTGGCCCTTGCGTTCCGTCACCTCGTACTTGTGGATGCGATACCCAACAGATACCAGTTGGCGGATGCCGTCTTTAACGTCCTGGAAGATCTCCTCCCCGCGCCGACTGCGACTGAACCGGATGACTGCGCGCCCCCGTTTGTCGTCGTCTACTCGGGCAGATTCCACAACTCCAACTTGATCGCTGGAGTCATGATTAACCAACACCGCGGCGCCGCCATTCATGCGGTCGAGCCTCACACTCTGCGGTGCATGGTCAAGCACTTCAGATCCGAACCACCGCTCATAGGGTTCTTCAGAACTGAAGGCTATTTCGACGGTGCGCTGATCTTCATCGATCATGCGCTCCGTGACTTTGAAGCTGCGCTCTAGCGGCTTCTGGTCAAGTTCTTTCTTCAGGTTAGTCATCTTCCTGATCCTCGTTTACAATGACAGTGTTCTCAGGAATAGGCTGAATGCCAAGCTCCCGCATGATTTCTTCCTCGTGCTGGATCTCGCGCCATACTGACTCGGGATCGTCACCCGACTCACGCATGATCTGGCTGCGAGACTTGAGGCGGTTGTCGATGGCCAGCTTGTTCGCGTTGCCGTCCTTCTGTGGGTCAACCCACGCCCAGCGGCGGCCCTGATAGTGGGCCAGCATGTAGTCATCCACCGGGCGCGACAGAGGGCGCGAGCCGATGGTGATGATCTTCTTGGTCCACGCCCACAGCAGCCATTCCTCTAAAAAACCAGGCCGGATAAAGCAGCGGATAAACCAGTTTTGCAGGCCCTTGAAGACTTCCCGGTCCTCAAGGTACACCGGCGCGGATCGAGCTGTAGTTGACGCCTTCCAGATCATTGGCAAGCGCGTGGTAGGAGATCCCCAGGCCTGACGCTATACCTTGAAGGTGGGCTTTAACGAATGCCGAATACATCTGATGCGGATAGTCGCTGTCCACGTTCACAAACTTGCGGTTGCCGATGTTCTTGATCGTGCCGGCGTCATACTGGTCAATGGTGATGTCGCCGCCATCCACGCCGCCTTCAATCAGGCCGTCGTCACCCTCACTAGGGGTCGTCACCTTCGGAGTAAATCAGTCCCATGGTCGAGGCTGTGGAGCGCGCCTTGACGATCGCGGATTCCTCGTACTTCTCCAAATGCTTGGAACGCTCCAGGCTGGCGTGCATCCACGGCGCACCGCGGGACTGGTCCGGCCACTCGGAGATAAACCCGTGGATGATATTGTTGGCCTCGATCGCGTAGGACTTGCCGCGGTCGTACTGGTTGCGCTCTTTCTCGCGGAACCAGTAGCGAACCACCTGGCCGTCGCCGTTGTATTCAACGCCCAGGCGGATCTCGCCTTTCTTGGTTTTTTCGTTCTTGAGAACGTCCAGCAACTCGGCATCGATCGCCTGAAGCTGGAAACCGTACTTGCCGCCGTAGCGCTTGCGAAAGACGAACTCGCCATCCTGTGACGCGCAGCTGATCGCCAGATTCTGGAGATCCACCCAAGTAGACTTGTTGTGGAAGTCGCAATGGTGCTGCCCCCAGTCCTTGAACGCCGCCTCAATGGCGTCATTGGCAGGTGTGTCGAGTATCTCGCCAACACCGGCGCGGAACCGGCGGCTCTGCGCCTGAATGTTCACACCGTTCGGGCCGACCACGTTGGACTTGATCATGGCCACAAAGCGCTTGCCGTAGGGGTTCGAGCGCACCATCTTTCTGGAGCGCGAGCGCAATGACCGCAGCTCCTCATACAAATACTGATCGATCGAGCTGCTGGTCGATTCCCAGCCCTGCAGCAACCGGGTCACGTCCGCGCTGTAAAACCCTGCACTGCGCACGCGAGGGTTCGTGTGCGGGTTCGGGCGATACCGCGGCCTTGCGTCTTCAGCCTGGAGGCTGCGCTTGCCGGCTTTCCTGTTCCTAAAAAAGCCCCATGCTATGCACTCATGCCTACAAGGACGCGGCGGCCCTTTCGTCCATTTTTGCGGTCAATCTCTTGCCGCTCCTGCCGCCACCTGCGGGCAAACTCTTTCTCCAAGTCCAGCAGCTCGTTGATAGATCGGGACACAATGCGGCGCCCGGCTATTTCAAACTCTTGCTGTTCCTTGCTGGCTGTGCCTTTCAGTGTTGCGCGAATCGCGGTGAGGACTTGATACACCCAGCTGCTGGTGTCCACCCCGCCGGAAACGGCCGGCAGCACGGTCAGCAGGCCGGTATCTACTACCACCTCGGCATTGTCCGAATCGCGCACCAGCACGGCTTGCCATGCATACTCGCCTGCTGGATTTGTGCCGGTACTGGTTTCTTGGACGGTGTGCGCGCCGCCGGTCTTGGCTGCCGTGATGTTGATGACCGTGAAGGGCGACACTTGCAGGCTCAGGCGGTACTTCAGCGTATGGTCAGCTGTCGGGTAGGCCTCGGTAATGTCCGGGCGGGTCCATGCCCACAGCGCGCCGGCGACCAACTCTGTCGGCTCTGTTGCCGGGTAGTTGTCGGTGTCGAATAGATTGATCATATATCAGTCGCCCAATTCTTTTTGGCCTTGGAAAACCGCCGCCGCTGCGTTGTTCTCGCGGCCTGCGGCTCTGGCTTCGTCTCTTTGTTGCTTGTCACAATGCGCTTGTGGATAGCACTCCACACCGGATTCAATATCCGCAGTGCCGCATAGGCGTACACCCGGCAGTCAAGAGCCTCGTTGCGGGCGCGGGTCTTCACCCACTCACGCCTTGCAAAGCCCTTGTGAAACTTGGTGACCAGCTTCTCAGCGGTCAGCTGCTCGAAGTACTCAACATCCCGCTCAAGTGGAAAGTGGCAGTAGCCGGGGCCCTTTTCCTCAATCTTCAATCGGGCATAAACGATGCCCTTGGCGTCATCCACCCCGATGGCGTACAGGTCCACGTCACGGCGCTTGGTGCCGGATGATCTCCGTGACACCTGCGCCACCGGGCGGCCTGCGCCGGACACGCCTTTGCCAGCAAACAGCCGTTGATGCCTGCTGCGCTTGACGAACGAGTAGACCGTGGTGGTCTGGTCGGACGAGTCGATCACCGCGGCAGTGATCAGTAATTGCGTGCCAGTCTGGTGGGTGTAGCTGGCCGAGAGCGCGTCATCCAAATCGCGCCAGACCTCGTCTCTGGTGGTGTCGCCGGGTATCACCCGATAGTCCACGTTCCACGATTCTTCGCCCTCACCCCAGGCAACCACCTCCATCTCGATGCGATCGTGCTGCACGTCAATGCCGGCGGTGAGGATGAGCGCATCCTCGGGCACCTGTGCCGGGTACTTTTCCCGGCGCGTGTACAGGGAGGAATGATCCACCCCATCGCCCTCGCGGTCTTCCCACGTCTCACCGAGACAGGTATTCACCCACGTCTTCAGCAGGTCCGGGCTTTTCTTGGCCTCGATGAACGCCTGCACGATGTCCGGCAGCGTTGACCATGGGCTGTAGAGCTCGGACAGGTGAAACCCTGCCCGGTCACCGCCGGGGCTCTCAGCAATCCACCGGCCCTTTCTGACAGCCTGGTGGCGCTGCGTATCTGTCCACAGTGCCCCACAGTGCTCGCAAGCGTACTGTGCGGACGCCGGCACCGCTTTGCCCTGGTCATCCTTGCCCCAGGTCACGTTGGCCCACTTGAGCGTCTGCTCGTGATCACAGTGCGGGCAAGGGACGTGGAAATAGCGCTTGTCCGATTGCTCGAACTCCATCTCAACCCGCGACGCGCCTTTGACCGTCGGTGTGCTGGTCAGGATGATCTTCCGATTCCAGAAGGTGGCCGTCCGTTTCCGGGCAAGGTTCACCGGGTCGCCTTCAGATCCTGCCGACGATGGATAGCGATCCACCTCGTCACACAACACCACCCGGATCGGGCGCGATGCCAGCGATGCCGGGCTGTTTGATCCCGCCATCGTGATGTGGCCGCCGGGGAACACCTTGTGCAACAAAGTGTTGTTGCTGTTCTTGCTGCGCGGTTCTTTCACTTTGCCCTTCAGGACTGGTGTGTCCCGAAGCATCGGAGCAAGGCGATCCTTTGACCAGGTGTGTGCCATTTCCAGTGTGGGCTGCAGCACCAGTATCGGCGCCGGGTCTTGGTCGATGTGGTAGGCCACCAGGTTGTTAAGCACCTCGGTTTTACCTACCTGTGCGCTGGACATCACCACCACCGGTGCGGATGGCGGGATCACTCACCGCATCCATGATGCCGCGCTGGTACTCAGCCCTTGCCGTCAACCACCGGCCAGGCTCGGCGCTACTCTCGGGAGACAGTCTCCGGTATTCATCCGCCCACTGGCTGACCGTGAGCTTAGGCGGCGGCTTGAGGTTCGCCTTCTTCTGGCCCCTGATCTTCAGAATCAGAGATTTCGCCGCTGTAGATTGCATCTGCTGTCAGTTCCTCAAGCGCCTCTGTGACTCCGCGCTCAATCAGCGCCTTGCACTCCAATGTGTCCTCGATGCCAACCAGCATGGGCGCCAGCTTGGTCGGCAGGGAAAGCAGCTTGGCGCGGACGTTTGTCGTAGTCGTCGTCCCACTCGATCGCTGCCACTTGTTCGATCTCGATCACCTCACCGCGGCGCTTGGCGAGATCCAGCTCCATCATGGCGGCCTCGGCTGCCAGCTTGCGGCGCCTGGCCTCATCGATGTCGAGCTGTGATGTGTCGCCCTGGATCTGCTGGGCAACATGCTCCTCGCGCCAGGTGGTCACGTCTGCGGTGTTGAACCGCCACTGCTTGCCGGGTGAGCCCTTGGTGATCCAGGGGCAACCCTTGTTGACCCACTGGCTGATCGTGGGCAGTGAGACGCCGTAGATGTTGGCCAGTTCGGCCTTGCTTACCTCGACTCCGGCCATGAACAACAAACCTCAATTGGGGGTGGTGTGCCTAGCGGAAAAGCGCGACTCTGCGTCCCNGCCTGCTAGAAGCCCCGGGAGGACCCGCTTCTCCGCCGCCCCCTGCCGCCTCATGGCCCGCACCCTACGCCCCGCCTATCACGCTGAAGGTGTCCGCCGTCTCGCTCGAGGTGATCTTCAGGCCATCGATCTTGCCGGTGACGAAGAATGTGACCTGCGCTGACAGGTCCACAGTGAACGCTGTTGAGCCATCCGCCTGATACAGCGCCTCGTATGCCGCTGTGTAGCCAGTGGGGGCAGTAGGCTTGACAGTGACCGTGCCTGTGCCTGTGGCGGTGCCGGGTAATACTGTCACTTGAAAGGTGGTGGGGAGGGTGCGGTCTGATAGATCAACCGTTGCCACCCCGCTTACTGCATCGACTGCAGGCAAGTTTCCGTTGAAAGTCATGCTGATCTCCTAAGCAAACCGCGTCTGATTCTTCGCCACCCAACTCTGAGCGGCATTTGTCTTGTCCATCATCCCGTCCACAATGTCCGGCGTTTCCCAGCCCTTGAACTGGGGGTACCCTTTCATGGACTCGGCTTCCCGCTTCCGGTACTCGTGTTCCTTGACTCCATACAGCAGCACAGCAACTTGCACTTCGATCTCATGGCCCATCAGCTCAAGTTCTTGAGCGCCCTT